AGTGCGGCCAGCCGGTCGCATCATAACCGTATGCGCCGCGACCATGTGAACCACGAACAGCGGCACCCACATGACCGCCCACGGCACAAGTTCAGCAATCATAATGTCAGCCGCCAGAGTGACCCCCATAACGACTGACACGCGCCACAGCCCCGAACGCCGGTGCATAGACAAATGCATAACACACGCTGTCACAATGGCAGCGCAACCGGCAGTGATAGCCCATGCAACGGCGGGGGGCATTATTCGGCTTCCGTAGGCGGCCCGACAGGCTCGACCGGAGGCCCCTTGTCCTTCGGGATGTTCGGTTCAGGTTCAGGCTTTGAATCCATCGTCATTCCTTTCGTTAGGCCTTGAACGCACGCGCACGCACCGGCATGTTATTCGACTTCTACAGGCGGCACTGGCGCTTGCGGAACCGGCTTCTTGGGCGGCGGGGTGTTGCTGTAGGGAATAGGGCCTTTAGGCGGTGGCGTGTTTGACATAAGCAAATCCTTTAGCTGTTCGGACAAACTACCCCGCATCATGCGGCTTTAATCGTGTCGCCTTGCGCGGCGGTTATCGTGCCAGCCGACACTAGCATATCAACGAGCTGGTGCAAAGCAGGTGCAGGCGGGGCGGGCGGTGGCGGGATGGCTACCCAGTCAAGCGCCACAGCATCCCATTCAATGAGCGCCGGATAATCGGCTGGCACGTCATCGCGCAACGTGCACCCTTGGACATCCTCGCCAGTAATGTCAGGGCTAACGAGGCGCAATTGACCGTCGGGGCCGATGATGGCTAAACGTTCACTCATTGCCGCACCGTAAATGCCGAATTGTAGAAATTGATTGTTGCCGAGCCTGTGACACGGCGCGCGCGAAGCTTGAAATAATAGTCGGTGTTTGATGCTGGCATGGCGAATGTAGCCTCTGCGATGTTGAAGCTTCCAGGCTCAAGCGCGCTATCGCCGCTATTCCAGATCGCCGCGTTCGCCGTCACTTCCGAAATCAAATCAGTCAGCCCGCCGCCAGATGATGTTGCATATGCGAACTTAACTGCAATGTTTTGCGTTGCCGTTGCCGCCGCGTCGAACTCGGAGCTTGCCGAAATCCGAACGTTGCCGCTGCCGTCCGAACGCACTGTCAACTCGTCACTAATCGTTGCATGGCTACCGCTAGTAACGCTTAGAAAGCTCGTGTCTGTCGCAGATGTAGCGCCAGCGCCACCCGTTGATGGCAACGCCGCGTTTGTCTTGGTGACAGTGATAGTGCGGACGACAACCGCGCCGCTGGCAAACGTCACCGTCAATGTTGCGGTGCCGCTGCCCGTAGTGCCGCTGCCGAGCGCAGTCAGCCCACGGTCGCTTGTATTATTGACAGTCATTGCGACTTGCGCGCCGATGCCCGATAGCACCCATGACGACGTTGCAGATACGTCAACCCCGCCTTCGGTTGCGACATAGCGCCGGTTTGCCGGTAGCGTTGTCGTTACCGTTCCAGCCGCATCGCCGCCAATCGGCCAAGCAAAATCGCCCGTAACGTCTGGCGCATTGGTGGCGGTCACGTCCGCGCCATTCTCGACGCCAATGTCAACGCCGTTGATGACCGCTAGGGGGTTATTCAACTGGTCATAAACGGTAGGCGCAGCAACCGTTACCAACGCCGTCTCCTCTGCCGCCCAAGCGTAAAGCGCCGTGGCCTCTTCGCGCAGGATTAGCTGCACCGTGCCGTCCGAACGTATGCCCTGTTGCACAACGCGAAAAAGCTTCTCGACAAAGCCAAGCGTATCGAATGTCAGCTTGACCGGATCGCCAACCTTGACGCCCCATGCCCGTATCCCGAAGATAGCCGCGAACGTGCCTTGATATTGCTCGCGCTGTAGGATTTGCTTGGCGATACGTTGCGCGCGCTTGCCGTCCTGCACTACCGGCAAGTCAATCGTTAGCGTTCGGTCAATACCGTCCGGCGACGTGATGCGAATAGCCGGATAATCAACCATCTGGTAAAGGCTATTGCTTGACGGGTCAGTCCAGCGCCCGCGAATGATGTTGTGCGTTTCATGGATTGACGGCGACGGGTTCCAATCGAACGCGCCTAAAACGTCGTCATCGGTGAACTCATACAGCGTGCCGGTCAAATCATTGTAGGCGAGCGCAATTCCAAGCTTGCCGTTATGGTCAGTCATGCGGCCCGCGCACGCGAACAACAGTGCATTCTCGACGCTGCTAGTCGCGTCATTTTCACTGAACACAGCGTGCGTTTCATAGCGGCGTTGCGTGCCACCAATCGCCAGAGTTACAGGTTCATCGCAGATATTCGCCGCCGTAATGAACGAGGGCAAGTCAAGGCGCTCCGGTAGCATCCCCTTGCCAACCGCAAGCTTGCTGTTGATTTGCCAGCCGAGACGATACGCGAGGATTTGCAGCGCCGGATTGTTGCCAATGTCAGTTCCGCTATGGCTGTATTCCCATGTCGTCTGGTCATCGGCGCGATGAGTGCCAGAGCCGCCCGTTACCGTGCTGTCAAGGCGCGGGTCATAGACTTTCATGCCCTTGCCGATGATGGTGACGCGCGAGGGGATGCCTTGCGGCAAAACGCTTTCGGCCTTCTTGCTGTTGCCGGTGCGCTTGACCTTCAGATAGACATACGCGCAGCCGGTGAGCGTTGAAGTCGCGGGCCATTGCGAATTGATAGCAATGCCGTTCGCGTTGGTGCCGGGATTACGAACCGTGACGGTCGTCAGATAGCCGCTGTAATAGGACGCGATGCCACCGCCAACAGTCCAAGCCTGCCTATCCTCGAACCATATTTCGGTGATGCTCTCGACCGTGTGCGAGGCGACACAAATCACGTATTCGTGATACTCTTGGTCGGCCCCGGTCGGGATACTGGCGCGCAAGTCGGTGGCGAGCGCGGTATGTCCGAACGCAATCTTTCGCGGTGCGCTAGGGTCAAGGCTAACGTTTAAACGCGTCAACTGCGCTTGGCTGATAGCGTTCGCAGCTCGCGCCATTTGCAGCCCGTTCGCCGCAATGGTCAGGCCGGTGGCGACAATCAAAGTCGCTGCACCCGCCTGAATAGCCGCCAACGTCGCCGCGCTTAGGGTAGCACCAGCCGCCGCGCTTGCCGAGAAAGCTGCGCCCGCAATCGCCGTGCCAACTCCAGGCACAAACACCGCGACCGCAACAAGTGCGATGCCAACTGCGATAGCGCCGACAGCCTTACTCAAAACGAATACTCCAAGCGCGAGTGAAGTCGCTGTAGGGGTGACGCACTAGCCCCGTATCGCCGACGAAAAACCCGAAAGCGCCCATGCACACGCCCGCCGTGGTATCGTCGATCTGCACAATGTCGCCACGGTGCGCGCGGGCCGATGCAACATTCATGCCAAACGCATCATCGAACGTTGCAACAAGCGTCGTCTTACCGTGGCGCTTCAATGCCAGCCGCGCGCCAGTCTCGTTCGTATAGGTGCCACGGTATGCGGCGGCGGGGTCAATGCCGGTCATGGCCTGCACACAATCGCCGACGAATAGAGCGCAATCATGCGTTCCCCATGCGAACGGGGTTTTCGCAACGCTGTCTAGGTATGCGTGCAAGCGCGCTTCCCAATCTGGCAACCTAGTAAGCATTGGCGAACGTGCTCCGTCCTTGATACGTCATCGGTTGCCCGCCGCTATTGCCACCGCTATCAGCCGGGATAGCCCCCGCGCTGGTGCCGTTCGCGTTTGAGACCGTTGACGCGGCACTGGTGTCGGGGCTGTCATAGTAGGACTGGTCAAGATACGTGCGGCCCGATGCTTCGGACATTGACGCGAGATAGCCTTCAATCTCAAGCGCGATAGTCTGCATTTCAGGGCTTCCCGATATGCGAGGCGTCATCATATATCCGGTGTAGTAGGATGCGATACTGACAACCGCGCCATGCTCCGTCACAAAGCCAAGCCACAGCCGCGCCGTGCGACCCTGCCAATTTGACTTGGTGCCAATCTGGTTTAGCAACGTGCTGTCAATGCCGAGCATACCAGATAGCGTGACCGTGACAGTTTCGGAGCCGCCCTCTTTATGCACGACTTCGCTAACGTCGATTAGCGTAGGGTCAACCGCGCTAAACGTTTCGCCGTCTAGGTCAGCATCGCCAGTCCCCGAAAAGGTGAGGCTAACCGGCGCGGTCGTCGCGCGCACAACGTCGCCGGTGATATCCAGCCATGCGACATAGAACGGGCGGATTAGCGGCTTTGCAAGCTCCTCGATGCCAGCCGCGTCGAACGTCGGCATTAGTAGGCCTCTTCGGCATTGAACGAAACGCGGTAAATCGGGCCGGGTTCAACCGATACGGTCGGCGCTTCCGTCATGGTGACAACCGCGTAGGGGTTTTGCACGTAGGCCACGCTTGCCGCAGTCGTCGCCGCCGCGAGGTTTGGCTTCACCGAAACGACCGCCTTGCCGCCAATGTCCGCGACAACATCGGCAGTCAGGATATGCAGCCGCCCGTCGATCGTGAGCATCTGCCCCGCCGTCATGTTCGTGCTGCTAACGGTAAGGCCGGTGACTTTGAACGCGGCAAGGCTGGCAGCCGTGGCGCTCGTGGTGCGAACATAGGTTGACGCCGCCGCGCCTTCTTCTACTTGCCCGCCCCATGCCTTGATTGTCGCGGCGGTTTGTCCGGCGTCACGATATACCCAAACGTCGATGAACCCCGTAGCGCCCACGCCCATATTGACTGTGACGCTGTAGCGCGCGGCGGCGGCTGTCAGTGTAATTGCAAGCGTTTGGCTAGACACGGTGCCAGTGCTGTTGCGGATACTGATTTTCGCAGTTTCGCCAGCCGTTCCGAATAGCCAAATCGAAAAGGTGTAGGTAGCGCCGACGCTAGCCGCCAACGTCGTGATTTGACGCATACCGCGATTAACGACCGCGCAATTAACCGTATCAACGGTAGTGGTGCCGTCCGGTGCAACGTCGGTGTTGGCAGTGACAGTGCCGCCCGAAAGCGCCGTCCATGCAGCGTTATCGAGTTGCTCGCTATACAGCAAATAATTGGTGACAACGCCGGTGCCGTTCATAGCCCATGTTGCCGAAGCGGGGCCGGATTGCGTTGCTGTGGTGGCAGGAACTTGGAACGTGTTTGCCGAGCCTTCAAGCTGCGCCATGAACGAAGCCCAAGCCTGATAGGTAGCAAGGCGCATGGCGATGACCTCGCACGATACCGCCCAACGCGAACCCGTCATAACGAGGCGCTGTTCGCGGCCAGTCCATGCCGAGCGCGACCGCTGCACCGGCTGCGATAGCGTCCAATTTTGAGCGTGCGGCTTGCACGCGGCTGGATAAGTGACAAGCATTAGCCGCGACCCCCTGCCAATGACGGACGCCGCAACGTTGAAATAGTATCGCCCCGAGCCGCCGCGACCAATGCCGGTGCAGCTTGTGCAATGCCGAGCATGACTTGTGCGCGCACCGCCGCAGGGTCATTGCTCCCGCGTGCATCAACGTTGACGGTCATGCCGCCACCGCTACCGCCGCCAAGCGCATGATTGGGGATGATGCGACCGCTCGCGCCCGTCAAAATCTCAGGGCCACGCTCGCCGACAACATACGCCTTGCCAGATGACACGCTGCCACCGTTCGCCTTGAAGCCGCCAAAAATGCCGCCGATGATTGACGCGATAGGCCCGCCACCGCCGCCACCAATCGCACCTGTAAGGATTTTGAAAAGCCCGCTCGCCAAAGCTTCAGCCGCCGCCGCCTTCAAGCTATTGACCAGCGCGTCGCCAAGGTTTTGACCATAGACCAAAGCTTGCGCCAGATTGCTAGACAGACTTTCGCCGAACTTCTCCACACGGTCTAGCGCCTTCTGGTCAATCAACTCGACCGGCTGAATAAGCGAAGCCAAGTCGCCAAGCTCCGTCAACTTGCCAATCGTGTCATTGTAAATCTGGTCATCCGTCTTGAATATGCCAGACACGCCGCCTTCACCCGCGATGCTAGGGCCGAGTTTCTCTAGCCCGTCGATTGCCCCGCGTAGATCGAATACGTCCTTTGTCGCCTGCTTTGCCGCGTTGCTGATTTTGGTAACGGCTTCGACTGGTGACGCGCCAGATGTCGGCGCTACCGGCGAAACATACGGCAAACCAACGTTGCTACCGCCGCGAACCCTACGGCGTTGCGCCGACCTATCCCTGCCATCCTCAAACTCTGCACCGCCCAAGAACCCCGCGACCGCGCCGACGCCAGCACCGAACGGCCCGCCGATAACCGCGCCACCGCCCGCGCCAAACAACGTGCCCGCCAACTTGGGATTGCGGTTTGCCCACGTCGCCAATTCACCCGCTTTGGTTATCAGCGTGCCAAGTCCGTTCGCCAAACTCTCGATTGCCTTGGCATTAGACGCGACCGTGCTAGCGATGTTGACACTCAACGTATTGCTAACCCGCGTGAACGCATCCGCCGCCGCGTCAGCATCCGCAATCTGCTTGGGTGACAGCACCATGCCGAGCCGGTGCGCTTCATCCGCCAATGCGCCAACCGCAGCCGTGCCGCCCGACAGCAGCGTATCGAGCTTCTGCCCCGCCTTGCCGAATAGCTGCACCTCGATAGCCGCGCGCTTGGCAGGATCTTGAATGCTCCCAAGCTTGGCCGCTACGTCGTTGAACACGTCGCCAGTTGCGCGGCTGTTGCCCGCCGTGTCGCGGATAGCAATTCCCAGCTCGCCAAACACCTTTGCGCCCGTGCCGATGTTGCGCGTCAACCGCGCCAGGCCCGCTTCCAGTTCCTGTTGCGATACGCCCGTTTGCGTCGCCGCGTAGGTCAATTCCTGATAGGCGGTCGTGGCAACGCCAAGCTGTTGCGCAGTCTCACCAATCGCCGACGCATAGTCCAAAGCGTTCTTGATGCCCGTCGCTGCGAACCCGACAGCCGCAATCGCCAGAAAGCCGTTGACCGCAGACTTGGCCGCAGTCAGTGACTTGCTAATGTCGTTAGACATTTTCTCAGCAGCCGTCGCCGCGCGCTTGCTATTCGCCACAAACTGCGAACTCTCAAGCGTCAGACTGGTGTATAGGGCCGCGACCGCATTAGCCATTGGCCTGCCTCTCAAACCATGCCCGCGCGCGTTCAATCGCTACTTGCGGGTCTTCCTTAGGAACGGGCGGCTTCCATACGGGCATGAACTCGGACGGTTCAGCAGCCTCTGACTTGGCCGGTCTGTTGGCATTATACAGCAACGCCATGATGCCCCGCGCGCCGTCATCCGTTCTATGCTGGCCGAAAGGTTCAATCATGTAATACGCCGCCCATTCTGATAATTCACGCGATGTTAGCGTCAATTCCAATTCTCTAACCGTGCGACCCATTGCCAATGCAAGACGAAACAACAATAACCGCAAGGGCCGCTTGGCTAGTTTTTTGCCAGTTCCTCAATATCCGAAGGGCTAATGGCGTTCAACTCCGCAACTGCTTGGTAAACCCTATCCAATGCCGCCGCCGACTTGTTGCCAAGGTTCGCCACGTCTTCTTCGGTAAAGACTTGCTTGCCCTTTTCGTCAATGATGCACGCCGCCGCATACCGCGCGCGCACGTTGTCAACCGTGGTGCCAGCGTCACGCGCCGCCAACGCCGCGAACTCCAATGCATCACGGTCGCGCGCGCTCATCGTCCGAACGCGCACGCTGCCGCCCCACTCGGGAACGTCAACGTCGCGCGTAGGGGTATCGTTCGCCGCGAAAATCTGGTCACGCGTCAACATGGCTATGCCTTCACAATCGCGCCAGATACCTTGATAACGCCGCTCGCCGTGGTGGCAACGTTCGCACCGCCGACTTCGATCTTGAACTCTTTGACGTAACCGTTAAAGGTGTAGACGACATCTGTGGCGCCGGGGAATGTGATTTCAAACCCGTGCAAAATCTGGTCGCCATTGTAAGCCTCAAACGCCGTCTGCGATGCTACCCAAGGCGCGCTGCCCGCCGTAGCCTTTCGGAGGTTCACGTCAAAGGTAACGTCGCCGCCATCGCCCAAGCCGGTAATGTATTCCTTGGCCGTGCTATCCAGCGCCGTCACCTCGATATCGTCCGAAGTCAGTGTCGGCACGTCGCATCGCGTCACGCCCGCAAGCGTGGTGTAAACCGCAGGCGCGCCGACCGTGTTAAAGCCGAGCGTTACGCCGGAACCTGTAAACTCATTCGCCATTTCTTGTCTCCATCCTACTCGTTGTGCATGATGTTAAAATCAAGCGACGCCGTGAAGTAAAAGCTATCGCCGATTTGCTCGTAAAAGTCACGGCTATTCAATAAGCCGGTATCAGCAACACTCTGCGCCGCGTCTTGCCAATTAGTCAACCGCGCGCGCACCGCCTCTGCCAAGTCCCGCGCACCGTCATAACTTGCTGCGATGCAATCAACCTGCACTCGCGTTTGCGCCAGCCCTTCAATGCCAACCAAGTCCCTATCGGCAATGCGGCTAATGCGCTGCCACCTAATCCACGGCGGGGCCGCGTTCTTGGGCGCGCGAACCGGATAGATTGCAGTCCCGACAATAGCCGTGATGGCCGTGCCGCTAGACAGCCGTGAGAAGAGCGCGTCATCAATCATGCGCTGCGCCCCGTTGCATTGACCGCGCGGCCCTTCTTGACCTTGCGTGCCACCTTCTCAATACCAGACTTCAACTCGCTGATTTGCACGTCGATAGCTTGGTCTTTGAACGCATCAAACGCGGGCCGCATGAACGGGCGCGCCTCCATATTCACCGTGCCATATTCGAGAAAGTAGCCCCAAAAGGCGTTTCCGGTGTTGATGTTGAAAACCACCTTGCCCGCAGTCTTGGCACGCGCGCGCCGAACTCGGATATTGTCGCGCAAGTGGCCATAATTGGTGCGCGTCACAACGCCAGACTTGGACGTGCGCGACCGGACGGAACCCTGCTCATTGTAGGGCGCTATCGCAATCATCGCATTGGCAAGCAAGCGCGCGGCCTTCCTATCAGCCGCAACGCCAATCTTGGTGGCGACTTCATCCGACAACAACGCAAGCGCCGCCTTCAATTCCGTAAGCCCCTCGATCTTGACGGGAGCGCCGCGCGTGGCCTGGTTGAACCTCAACGCCATTATGCCGCCCTCGTGACAGCATAGAGCGTCAACGTATCGCGCCTGCCGCCCTCTTCAATGCCCGTAATCGTGAAGTCGTCACCCTCGCAAGTCAGCACCATGTTAGTCAGCACGTCATCGCGGAACCGGATCGTGAACCGAACGCCGGTCAACACCTGTTGCGTGCTGCCATCGCCAACGTCGGGAGCCTCACCGCGAACATACCAGCGCGACGCCCAAACCGTAGCAAGCGGGGTCAACGTTTCCGTCACCTCGCCCGACGTGCTTTGAACGACCGTCACAGACTGGATTAGCAGCCGCCGGTCTAGCTTGCCAGGCTTTGCCATTAGCCCAAAACCACCGTGCGATAGGGCCGCGCCAAGTCGTCAACGGCGAGCGCCAGCTCGTTCGTCGTGCTCCCGACAACCACCGCCGCGCGATTGTCATACCAGTGCGCGACTAGCAGCAGCGCCGCCGTTCGGATAGCCTCTGGCACCGCCGCATTGTTCGCATAGCCCGCGCTCACCGTAACCGTCACCGCACCGTCAATGCACTCCGTAGCAGGCCACGTCACCCCATAGGCCGGCTGAAGCACACTCACACCGTGATGCTTGCGAAGCCGGTATTGGTCGCTTGCAAGCGTTGTTTCCACGCCAGCGTCAGAGGTGTAGCTAACCGTGGTGACGCTAACAACCGGCGAGCGGTAAAGCGGGAGCCGGTCGGCAAACGCGTCGAAGCTCAAAACGTGCGAGCTAGTCGCGCACACAATGCCATACGTGTTTAGCAGATAGTCGCTCGCCGCCGTGATAAGCCCACCGATGAGCGTGTCATCGTCGGCGACTTCAACGCGGCACCAAGCCTTAGCTTCAGCCGTTGTGATTGGGGTGTCGGTCATGCGTAACACCCCGCCGCGTCAGTGGTTGTACCGCGCGGATTGCCCGCGATGTCGTATTTCAGCCCGATTGCCGTGACGATGCCGCGCGCCGGCGATAGCGCGTCTAGCGTGTAATCGCCGCGACCTGTTGCCAGCGCGCCGCCGCTGTTGTTGCTCGCCTGATAGTCGGTGAATAGCGGGTCGTTTCGCACCGTCGTTGACGTGCCGATGATTGAGCCGGGACCGGGGTAGGTCTGCATTTCGCTGGCAAAGTTACCACTGTTGGTGCGGAACATGGTGAAGTTGCCTTGGCACCCGACGCCATGCGAGTAGGCGAACTGGCCTAGGCGCGTGCCGTCAAGCTCGAAAACGTCGCCCTTGGTGTTCAACTGCGAAACGATGCAGCCGGTGTGCCGCGCAAGCTTGTGGAAGCGCGCAACAGGGGCTTCGTCGTAGAAATAGTTTGCGCGATTTACGCCGCCGTAGCCGGTGTCTGTGTTGGCGTAGATAACAGCATGGACGATGTTGCCGAAAACGGGGCTGTCGTTCGCAATGCGCCAACCGGCTGTCGAGCTGGTCGTATGATAGCACTCGATAAGGTTTTGCACCCATGCCACCGCGCCAAGATCGCCACCCGATACAGTGCCAATCCACGAGCCGACGCCCGAACTTGAACTCGGGTTAATCCACTTGTTATTGTAGCTGATGAAAGGCTTTGTCGTGTCTTCGTAGGATATGCCGTCGCCGCGCGTTACCACGCTGCCGACCATAATCCAGCCTTCGATACCGCTGGCGTTCAGGTCGAGCGTCACCCCGCGCACAATGCGGCGCTGGGCATTTGCCGTTTTCCCCATGCTCAAGCGCGTCGTGCTCATCGTGACGCCGAATAGGTAGAGGTGACAGAAACTGAGACTGCTGCTGACGTGGCTGTTTTTCAGGTCAACATTGTGGAAGCGGATTTGCTGCGAGTTGACCGTGCTAATGCCATCCCAATTGAACGCGCCGGTGCGGTTGTAGGTCAGGTCGGTTATCAGCAACGAGCCTTCGGTCAACGGGCTGGCAAGGCCCGTCTGGCCAAGGCGCGGGCGGAACGAAGCCCCATGCGTCAGGATCGCAGCAGCGCGTGCGGTGCCTGGCGCGCGCTCGATAATCAAAGAGCCGCAAGTTTGCGGGCGGGATGCGGTCATGCTCGCGCCGATGTTGACCGTATCGACAATGCGAATCCGGCAACCGTCTGCAATGCTGCCAGTGACAGCGGCATTTGCGCCGACCGTCATTGCAATCATCGCGCCCGATACCGTCAAGAACGGCGTTGCTTCGGCGGTCGCGGCGGTTGTTGACCATACGCCTGTCGCATCGTTGCCGGTGCTGGCAACATAGGCCAGCGGGGGCGAGGCAACGCGGGTCGTGTCTTTATAGAAATAGCGGCGGCTGAACTCGCGGGTTACGCTGCTATCTTCGCTTTTCAGCACCGACGCCGCGCCGCCAATCCAAGGGAACACTTCGGCCTCAAGCCAGAACATCTCAACATTGGATAGCCCTGACACGTCAAGCGTGCCGCTGTAGGTTTCCAGCGGGTTCGGTTCTTCGCAGTAGGTTGATACCGTTGTAGTGCTGACAACCTGCCATGCCGTTTGCTTCGTGCCGTCGTTGCCGCGCACACGAACGCAAGCCACCTGCTTGCCCGAACGGAAATTGCGGTGGAAGGCGACTATTTCCCAGAAGACGCTGTCACCAACCAGCAGACGGTCATTCATTACCCAATTCGCAATCGGAACCGGGCTGACTTCGGCGCTGCTGTTGGTGACGCCCGACGCGCTATCGGTCGAGTAGATATAATCTTCCAGCGCGACGCTATCAGCCGTCGGCAATGTTTCGCTAGGGTAGGGTTGCCGAACACGCCGCAGCATCGTCATATCTTCGCTGTAGGTCGTCGTCGCGCCCGCCGTGTCATAGCCTGCGCGGCTGAATGTCTGTGCTACTGGCGAGCCGTCAGGGTCGAACGTCGGCGGGGTGCCACTTGCCCATGTTGCCTGCCAGCCGTCTGCGGCGACTGCGCTGATTAGGGATGACGGAGCGCCGCCACCCCCACCCCCACGGCGAACCGCCGTTGCACCGATGCTAAGGCCAAGCGACAGGTTCACCTAGTAAAGCCCGACAATGCCCGTTGCAGTCGAAGCCGCCGCGATGCGCTTGGCGCGAATGGGGTGATAGCTGCCAGCCGTCGCGGTCACAGTCACCGACGCCGTGTCGTCCACAGCCGTGATAACCAGCGTGCCAGCGCCGCCAACGTAAATGCCCTTGGTGACGTTCGTAAGGTCGCTATCAGCCGCCGTGATAGCAACAAGCTTGCGGGCTGGCGCTTGGACGCTATCCGAACCGCTGAAAAAATCGGCCATGTGTCAGCCTTTCAAAAATGGGCGCGAGCCTAAACCCGCGCCCAGTTGAGGGGAACTACCGCGTCTCCTTGACCGGCTTCGCAACCGCCCGTTCAACCTTCACGGTCGCAACAGGGACTGCAAAGCCCGCGTCAATAATCCGCTTGGCCTCGTCCGCCGGCAAGTCCTGCTCACTGCCCGAGGGCCAATCAACATTCGTGCCGGCGAAACTGGCAAGCATCCGAACAAGCATGGCTTATGCCTGAATGAGATGCTTGATGGCCGCAGTATCCAGCAACTCGCTGTCATACCGCGCCAAGCCGAGGAACGTCGCAACGTCAGTGGTGAACGCGAACTCGTCCGAACGCTTGACCACAATGCTGTTGACGCGGCGCACGGCGAACTTCTTGAAGTCGCCAAACGCAATCGACTTGAGGCCGGTCGTCATCGCAGGCATCGCCTGATTGATGCGATACGGAACCGAAATGCCCGCCAGATTGATGACGCCCGCGCCGTCGCGGAGGCCGTCGATCAGGTAGCGGTTTTCGCCGTCCTTCAGCTTGCGAATGGCCTGTAACACCGTGTCCTTGAACATGAACACGCACGAAGGCGAAGCGCGGTAAGCCGGATCGACTGAATGATAAAGGTCAATCAGTTCATCCGCAGTCACCGCAGTTGCCGATGCCGCCGTCTTGCCGAGCGTGGTGGCGTTCATCACGCCATTCGGCTTGGCCGAGCCGTTCGCAGTCGTAAGGTCAAGGTTGATCTTACGGCCAAGACGTTCCGCCATCAGGTCGAAAAGCAGCGCGTTCATGTCAAAGGCACTGTCCTGCAACAGTTCCATCGAAACCTGAATCGGCCCCGACGAATACTTGTAGGCATCAAGCTGCTTCTGGCCGAAAACCACGTCGCCTTCCGAAGTCGCTGCCGTAGCTTCCGCAAGCAGCACGCCGACGTTGCCGGTATCGTTCGTCGTCGGGACTGGCAGCGGGTTGCCGCTATCAGTCGCAATTTCACGAACGAGCGTGGCGTCCATCATCGGCCCCCATGCGAGCATCGAACGAACCAGCTCGGGGATGAAGCCCTGCGGAACGGTATAGCCGCCCGCAGTCGTGGTGCCGACAGTCTGCGCGCGGACTTCACCGCGAAGGTATGCGCGGAACTCGTCTTCCGGCGTGGTGCCAGCAGCAGCGCCTGCAGCTTCAGCATTGGGCTGCGCCGGACGGCGTGCGGCAGCGCGGGTTTCGGCTTCGGCCATAGCGCCAGCAAGACGGGCTTCGCGTTCGCCACGGGCTTCGAGCGCGTCATGCTCGCCCATGATGGTGTCGAAACGCGCTTCAAGCTCCGTCACGCGATCGGCGGGGAGGTCGTCCACAATCTCGTTGCGGACGTTGTGCGCGTCAACAAGCAATGCCTGCTGCTTGGCGCGGATTTCTTCGATTGCCATTGTGTCAGTCTCCAACAAATAGGCCCGTAGGCCGGTTCATTGGGCAGTCGGCGTTAGCCTTGTGCTTTACTCGCCAAGCGAATGGCGGTTTTCATTTTCAAACGGCGAGCCGCCGCGTTGAAATTATGTGTTCGCTGCTCCCGCTTATACTGCTCAAGCGAGCGGACTGCAACATCCGTCGCATCATATGCGGGGAACGTCACAATAGAAACCTCGAACAACTCGACGGCTTCAATCGTGCGAAGGATAACCGGCCCGCTTTCATCCCAAGTCTGCTTGGTGACGTTGAAGCCAAACGACATGCCGCTAATATCGCCGCGCGTCATCGAAACGGCCAAGTCGCGCGCCATTGCCGTATCGGGCATGTCAATTTCAACCGCCAATCCACGGTCATCGCTCGCCAGCCGCAACGTGCCAGCAATCGTGCGACCTAGGACATGCGCCGTGTCATGGTTGAATAAGGCCCGAATGTCGCCGCCTAGCGTGCCGTCGAAAGCGCCCGGCGCAATCTGTTCATTGAAATACCCGCCAATGTCGGCAATCGAATTATACACCGCCGCATAACCCGTAGCCGTGCGACTGTCGGCGCGCACTTCAATCGGCGCTGCGAGCGCTCGCACTTCACGCTGTTGCATTGCCGTCTCCCATGTTTTGCATCCCGAGCGGAACCGTCGCGCCCTGAATAAGCAAGTCGTCGCCACCCGACAGCGCGGGCCGGTTGTCCAATGCGCGCCCCTCGTTCGGTGTAAGCAAAGCATTCTGCACACCTTGCGCCATACCCTGCATACGCGTGATGAAATCGCCGCGAAGCAAGCCGTCAATGTTGTATTTGACGTAATTCTTGGCGTTTCCGCGCCCGAAAACCTTCAAATTAAGCTCTTGTTCGTGCGCCATAGTCCATTGCGTCAAGGTATGCTTGACCAAGTGCAAGTCCTGTTGCTCCGAATTGGTGAACGTGCCATGCGTCAAGTCTTGCAAAAACACCGGCGGCAAGCCCAAAATACGGCCAATTTCTTCGATTTGGAAGCGCCGCGCGTCATTCATCTGCCCCTTGTCAGGGTCAAAACCAATCGGATTTAGCTTATATCCGGGCGGTATCATCACGACTTGCTTGGCCTTGGCCGCAGCTTGGCTGATAACCTCGCTCACTTGGTCAAGGGCGCGCGCGCTCGCTTCCGGCCCGCTAGGCATGGTGCCCTCTAGCGCCAGCGGGGGAACGCCACCGCCCTTGAAAAACTTGGCCCCGTATTTCTCCATTGCCAGCGCAAGGTTCAATGCACCCGCGCCCATGACAACGGGCGAATAGTGGCAAAGCTGATCCGGCGCGAGCGCAAACGGCAAGTCGATAATCTCGGATGCGGCATATTCCTCCGCCCGCCCGCCGTCGCTGTAGCAATAGACCTTCTTGCCGTTGACGCGCTTCAACGTCACCTTGGTGGGGTCTAGCGGCCATAGGTTCACAATGCGGCCCGGCACCCGTTCGATCCAAGTGAACTGCCGCCCGCCGGTGAATGTCTGAAAAAACGAATATTTGCGCCATGCGTAGCTGGTCGTTTCGTCATTCGGCGCGTGCTGCAACAGGCTGTTAACGCCACCCTCTACCCGCTCGCTACCGTTCTTAGTCACCTTGTAGACGTGGAGCGGGAGCGCCGCTAGCGAAGCCGAAAGGAAGTTGACGCCAGCCCAAAATGCAGGAACGGCCAAAGCCTCAGCCGTCGAAACCGCACCCGCTGGCGCGTCCATATCCCAGCCGCTAAAGAACCGGCCCCATGAAGTCATCCCGCCAAGCGGCGCGTCACGAACTTCCGAGCGCGCCGAAAAATCAACGCCAAAAATCTTCATGCGCTAACCAAGTTAAAGTCGGGATTATCCCACGGTGACGGCGAAACGAGCAAAGGCTTCTCCATATCGGTAGCACCCTTAGCCATAACCAAGGCCACCATACCGTCTATTCGCGCCGTTGACTTGCTTTTGTCAAGCTTTCTGTTACCCGCCGCGTCCTTTGTAACGACCGCATTGGCCGCGCACATAGTCAAACCCGGATGCCCGCCATGAAAAACGCGGCGTTGCAGGAACTCAATCTCTAGCGCGTCAATCGCCGGTGCCATCGAAACATAGCCCTGACCGAACTCGACAAACGGCAACTTCACGTCAAGCCGATCTAGCGCGCCCTGCATCACGCGCATACGGTGCCGGTCAAAGGCAATGCTCGCAACGTCCATTCCCTCTGTTATCCGCCGAATGTCCGCCGCGATATAGTCATAGTCCAAAGCAACACCTGGCGTCGTCATTAGCCAACCGTCGCGCGCCCATGCCTCATACGGCGCACGGTCGCGCCTTGCCCTTGCCGCCAATGTATCGGCTGGCGTCCAAAAGTAGGGCCGGACGTG